CGCTTTGTTTCATAGGGAAGCATGAGAGGGTGACATGGCGCGTCCCGGCTAGTCACGCCGAGACACCGGACCTGCACCTCCAGCAGCCGGAGATACTGGAGCATCCATTGATCCATGCCGGACTCCTGCCCCTTGTTACCCCAAGCGATCACCACGCAGGGCGACCAGCCCATGTCCGTTGTGACTCCGTGGGCAACCCACTTGTCATTCTCTGGACCGATTGGGTACCCAGCCTCTTTCAAATCCCGCGGATCCGTCGCCCGATAGGCGAAGAGATTGACGACGCGGAACCAGGAGTAGAACCATTTCTTAGCGAACCCTCGACACTTGCGGATCGTCGGATCATCCTTGGAGGCATCCGCGGTGCTAGGGTTGAGCATTACGAAGCACACCCCAGGGCCGGACCATGGGAACCCTGGGAAACGCTCTTCCAGGTAGTACCGGAATTTCCCGCATGGAGAAATGATGGCGTCTCGGCTACCCGTGTCTTCTCGGAGTTGGTTCATTCGAGGTAGTCCTCCAGTTGATCCTGGCCAAAAGCGTGAGGGGCTCGAGCGAGGCGAATCACACCCTCCAGATCCTGTGGGGGGACTTGACTGATTCGCTCAGCATCATAGGTTTTCAGAATGGCCTTAGCGGAGTCTTTTCCATGTTTCTGTACGTGTTCTCGCAAAGCGCGACGGGCCATCTCTAAGAGTTCGGCCTCATCGAAGTGAGGTTCCATGGAGCGGAGGGCCTCTAGCACTGCTCGCTTGTGTTCACCGGACAGTGCTGCAATCGCAGGGTGGTGGCGGAGGATAATCAAAACGACAGCCCAGCCGCGGCGAGACCAATACTCGGCAAGCTCTCGATGAAAAGCACCAGGCCTCTCCTTTTTTCCGAGGCTCTCCCACCAACTGGAGTGGTCTACGGCGCCGCGTTCCTGATCCGTCACGGAGTCTCCTCTCGTTCGATCTCTCCCAGTAGTTGCATCATGGAGCGGAAGTGACGACCAATTAGACCCTGGGTTCGGTGGTCCTGGCGTATCCGCTCAAGAAGAGTTGCAACCGCAACGTCATAGCCCCAGCGGGCCCAGTGGCGCGCGAAATCCTCTCGGACTTCTGGCATTGGTTTGTCTCGGCGGCTGAGTTTCCTCCAGGCCTCTTCAAAAGCGGGAGAGCCTTTCACAGTACCGCCTCATCTTTGCCCAGCGCCTCAAAGCGCTCCCGGAGCACGCACCAAGTACAACGGTTTCTCGGGATTGGTTTCGCCGTCGGTTGATGCGGATTGTGGTCTGAGCAGTCCGTCCCGTGGATGCTGCTTTCCAAAACTGCAACTACGTCCACGATGGCAGCTTGGTACCCGTCTTTGTAGCCCTCATCGCGACTCACGCAAAACCACTGTTTTCAATGGCCGCTAGATCTTCCGCCTCCCGGTCGATTTTCTCCTGGACCGCGTCTCGGATGACCTTCCCGCGCGACACGTCTCGGTCTTTCGCTTGCTCTAGAATCCACTTCTTCATGCCGGCGCTGACATTCAGTGGAATGTATGCCGTCTTGTTGGTCTTCTTGCCCATGGGCCTCCTTTCTCCGCTCGGAGGTTACAACAAATAAGTGTTGACAGTCAACAGAATATGTTAGATTATGTTGACAGCCGCGGCAAGTCGACCGCGACGACATGAGACAGGAGAACCATGAGTGGTACGGGCGGGGTCCTCGAGGCCCACACCGCGGCGCTGATTCTTCACGCCGGAGCACTCGAAGCGAACACGAAAGCGTTGGGTGGCAGCGCGGGGAAACCCATGACTGCCGCTGAGAAGAAGAAAAAGGCAGCCGCTGACAAGAAGAAGGCTGCAGCGGACAAGAAGGCGAGCGGCGCCACGGGTGCCAGTGAGGACGACTGCAAAACGGCGCTGCGTGAGCACGCCAAGAAGCACGGTCGACAGAGCGCGGAAAACCTCGTCGCCCTCTTCGAAGTCGACCGAGCGAGCAACGTCCCCGAGGACAAGCGTTCCGAATTCATCGAGCGAGCCGCTGGCGGCAAGGTCGAAGAGAAGTCGGACGACGATGAGGGAGACGGGAGCCTCTTCGAATGATCCCCGCGCTTCGCCGATTTCGACCCTCCAAGGGCAACCGGTGGAGCCAGTGCGCGGGCAGCGTCGCCGCAGAGGCGGCGCTGCCCGACGAGCCATCCTCCCACTATGCAGCGGAGGGGAGCGCCGCTCATGCGCTGGGAGCCGAGTGCCTACGGGAGGACAGAGACGCCCTCAATTTCCTGGGCGAGGTTTTCGACGCGGAAGGGATTGTCCACCCGGGAGACTGCTGCGGTGCCCCTGACCAGTTCCAAGTAACCCAGGAAATGGCCGACGCGGTACAGGTCTACCTGGATGACGTGCGCCAGTTCCTCGCCACTGTCAGAGGTCAAGACTACGATCTTCGAATCGAAGAGACAATCCTCTCCCCGATTCATCCGGAAGCCAGCGGAACCTCTGACGCTGCCGCCCTTCAGAAGTGGGGCTTTGGCGTCATCTGGGATTACAAGCATGGCGTGGGCCAAGTTGTCGAGATCATCGCCAATATTCAACAGGTCTGCTACGCCATCGCCTGGGCTGAGGAGTACGAGCTCACCAAGGTTTCCATGCGCATCGTCCAGCCCCGCGCCCGCCATAGGGACGGCAAGATCCGAGAGTGGACGCTCACAGCGAAACAGCTCCGGACATGGAAGGCGAAGCTGGAGAAGAAGATAGAAGCTGCACTCTCACCAAACGCTCCACTGAAGGGCGGGTCCTGGTGCAAGTGGTGCAAGGCGATTGACACGTGCCCCGCCTTCCGCAAGTGGACAGCGGAGCGAGCCCAGATAGACTTCTCCAGCGAGATCATCGAGGACATCCTTCCTCCAGTTCCCATGGATGTGATGGACCTCTACCGCATTCTGATCGTAGCGCCGGCTCTCGAGGATTTCATCGCCAGGGCTCGAGGTCGAGCGCTCGGCGCTATGATGAAAGGCCAGCGCATCCCGGAGTGGAAACTTGTCCGGGGCACGACCAAGCGGAAATGGATCCTTGGAGAAGTTCGAAACGAGGACGAGCTTGCTGAGATGCTCGGGAGATTCCCTGGTATCGTGACCCCGTGGAATTCCAAAGTCATCTCACCGAAGCAAATTGAGGACGGAATTAAGTCGGTCCTCCCAGTTGGAGAGGTGAGGGATACAGCTCTCTCCGCTCTCGCTGCTCTGTGGCAAAAGCCGGAGGGCGCCATTGTGCTCGCCCGGAACACGGATCCCCGGGCGGCCCTGGAGGTCACATCGGCGGAAGATGACTTTCTCGACGAGACCCTGGAGGACCTCTTATGACCACTGCAGAGCAAATAATCGGCCTGGTACTCGGATTCTCCGTAGTTTTGGGGCTCGTGTCTACCGTCTTCTTCCGTGGCATTGATAGCCTGGGAGATCGTATCCGAGGCCTCCAGGAGGGTCCCATGACGCTGGTCGACAAATGTCCAGAGGAGACCCGAGCCTGGATGCGTCGGTGGGCCAAGCGACTGCGGCGCCACGCCCATGCTTCCTTCGATCGCCTCTGGTCTGGGCCAGATAGAAGCATGAGCCGAGGCCAGTCTTATCACTGGCTCGCCGGACAGATGGGTATCCCAGAACCACAGGCCCACTTTTCGCAAATGTGGTGCCCGTGGCGTCTTCTCCAGGCAATCAAAATCTGCGATGACAAGCTTCACAAGAAAGCAATAGAATCCGACTACGAGGAGGAACTCGACACCTACGTGGAGGACCTCCTCTAGACTGAGCGCCTGCCGCGCGAACCAGAGAGAAAGGGACCAGATGTCACAGGCAGGACGAAGCGAGAAACTGAAAACACCGGAGGCGAGGGCGAGTTTCGCCTATGTCTTCGAACCTCGGCAGCCCAAGGACAAGACCAAGAAGCCGAAGCGCTGCCTCACTTTTCTGTTCGATGAGGATGCAGACCTTGGCCCCATGAAGCGAGCCGCAGAGAAGGCGGTGCGCCAGCGCTGGGGCGACAACATCCCGAAGAATCTCCGTAGCCCATTTCGCAAGGGCGAAGAGAAGAAACACCTGGAAGGTTACGAAGAGGGGATGACCTTCGTCTACTCATCCACCTACGATCAAATCCAGGTAGTGGACCGCCGTGGGCATGCTCTCAAACCAGAAGAATTCTGGGCCGGTTGCTACTGCAAGGCCATGGTGAACGCGTACACTTATGATGGCGAAGAGGGACCACCCGGCGTGACCTTCGGACTCATCTCCGTCATCAAAATGCGCGAAGGCGAGCGCTTCGACGGCCGTGAGTCTTCGGACGTGAACGAGGATTTCGCGGACGAACTCGACGAAGACGCATGGACCGGCGACGACGCCCCCAGCACCGCCGAGGGGATTTTCGGCTAGGATCTCTCGACCAGCGGCGGCGAACCAGCCTATTAGCGGGTAAACCCCACCTGGACTTACCGAAAGGTGCCGCCGCTGGTCGACTTCTGACCGTGGAGAATTCATGATCTACCTAGACGGCGAATGCCGCAGCCGGGCGAATATCAAGCGCCTCGGCGCGCCCGCCTACTGCATGGACCCTTCCACAGAAATACTGTGCATGGTCCTCGCCGTCGATGACGGACCGCTGGAATTCTTCGACTTCACTGGAGAGACGCACCTTGAGCAACCCTCAGACCTTGAGAGAGCCTGGCGAAATATTGGTATTTCCCACGTCCTCCGATTCCATGATCGGATGCTGGAGCTTCTTGAAGAGGGCCACGATATTGAGGCCCACAATGCCCTCATGGAGTACTCACTCCTCCGATGGGTGCTTCCTCGGCACGGCATCACGGTAGAGGTTCCAGTGGAGCGCTTCCGTTGCTCCGCAGCAAAGGCCGCCGCCCACGGCCTCCCCCGAGCGCTGGAAAACATGGCCAAGGTCCTCATGCTGGAGGAGCAGAAGGACAAGGAGGGGAACAAGCTCATGAAAAAGCTGTGTTCCCCCTACCCTAGGAAAGCGAGCCCGTTCCATCCGTACACCGTCGAAGAAATCCGACGCCTCATGTTGTACTGCGGCCAGGATGTGCGAACAGAACGGGCGGGCTCGAAGGAGTTGCGAGATCTCTCAGAAGAGGAGCTCGCCGTCTTTCACGCTGATATGTACATCAATCTCCGTGGCATTCCGGTGGACACCAAGCTCGCCACGGGCGCCGTTCACGTGGCCGAGCGCTACGCCGAAGAGGTGCACGCCCAGGTCTACGAGATAACAGACCACCGCGTGAAGCGGGCGACGATGCGACAGAAACTCCTCTCCTGGTTCAAGGACAACGGCGCCGAGTTCGAAAACACTCAACGTCAAACTGTAGACGAAGCTCTCGAGCGGGAGACCGACCCTCGGGGAGTACCTCTTCGGGCCCGAGTAGTCCACGTGCTCCAGGCCATGAAGCGAGTTGGCCGGACCTCCGCCTCCAAGTTCAAGCGAGTCCTAGAGGTGGCACGAAGCGAGGTAGGTGAATTTGACGCTGGCATAGATTGGGGAAGACCAAATGCCATAGTTTGGCGGCAACCGGGGGAATCTCTGCCACACCAGACTCGGGGTCGATTGAAAAGCCTGTACCCCCGGGTCTACTCGTGCTTTATGTATCACGGTGCCCACACTGGCCGCTGGAGCGGGAAAATTCTACAGCCCCAGAACTTGGCCCGCTGTGATATCAAACCCTGGGAATGGGATCTTGCCATTGGGCTATTGCGAGCGGATGACGTGGAGAGCTTCTTCCGAGTCTTCGAGGATCCCATGGCCACGCTCCGGGCAGTGGTACGGGCGGTCATTCAAGCGGACCCGGGTTTCGAACTGGTAGGCGGAGACTTCTCCCAGGTGGAAGCTCGGGTCCTCTTCTGGCTCGCTGAATGTGAGCGGGGCTTGGAGCTCTTCCGCGACGCGTCCACGGATCCCTACTGCTACATGGCTTCCCGGATCTTCAATCGAGCAGTGACGAAAGCGGATAAGCCCCGCCGGTGGGTGGGAAAGCAGACGGTTCTTGGCTGCGGGTTCCAGATGGGGGCGGAGCGTTTTCAGGAGCAGTGCGCGAGCTATGAGGACGTGGGAATTGAAGTAACCGAAGACCTCTCAGAAGACTGTGTCGCCGAATACAGGGAGACATTTTCCGAGGTTCCAAAGCTGTGGAAAGAAGTCGAGGCCGCAGCGATTGAAGCCGTGCACCGTCGGGGCGAGGGCTCCGCTGTGGCCTGTGCCGGCGGCCGGGTTCTCTGGGGCATGGACGGGCGGTTCCTGCGGGCTCGCCTCCCCTCCGGCCGAACCATTGCTTACCCGTATCCAGAGGTGAAGCTCTATCACCACGTGAAAATCAAGAAGGATGGAACGCGCATCGAGTGGACCAAGGACACTCTGTTTTACCGGGTGGTGAAGCACGGCACCAAGTTTATCCGAGAGCCTACGTTCGGCGGAAAACTCGTGGAGAATCTAGCCCAGGCTATTGCCAGAGACCTGCAGGCGCGAGCGATGGTACGAGCAGAGCGAGAGAATCTCCCAATCATTGCCCACTCTCACGATGAGCTCATGGCGCACGTGAAGAAGGGACACAGATGGGTCACTGGTCCTAATTCCACCGCGGAAGAGAAATTTCGAGAGATCTTCCTGGACCTCCCAGAGTGGGCGGAAGGGTTGCCCATCGACTGCGAAACGTGGACAGCGGAGAGGTATGAAAAATGAGTATCGCCGTGATTTCTGATTCTCTCTACTACACCGAACTCCAGAGAACAGAGACCAGCAAGACGAAGATTTACATGGGGCACTATGGGCTCCGGATCATATCTTCAATCAACCACTCTGAACGTGAGGAAAAGAAATGAAACGAGCCGAGAAGAAAATCACACAGTTGCCTGTGAAACGCCGGAGCCAGGATCCCAGAATGAGGCGCCTTTACCGTGCCGTAGCAGTGTTTTCTGAGATGTACGATTTTGAAGAGAAACTCCAAGCCATCTACTACTTGGTGCACCGATTTCTTGGGCGTGACTGGTGGTCAGACATGCCGCGGCCAGAAAGGATCAACAAGAAATGATACGCCTACTTCTCGCCCTGGCACTCCTCGTGTCGGGCTGCTCCAACCATCAGCCAGCGCCCGCGGTGACTACCGTTCCGCGTTTTCCGCCCAGAGCCTACGGCATTCCGGTGGCGCACATGGGCCCGTGGGATGTTCACGGAGAGTACGAGTATTGCCCCTTCGAGGGAGAGCAATACCAGATCTGGGCCGAGTTCGAAGCTGATTGGGAAGAAGCTCAGGAGCGAGAAGAATAGCCATGGACTGGTTCCGGGTACTCGAAGGTCACGTCCTCACGAAGCTTGAGCTTGTGCCGAGCGGCTCCGTCCGTTGCTGCGTGACTTCTCCACCCTACTTCCGACAGCGGCGCTACGGCGTGCCCGATGAGATCGGTTGGGAAGACTCCGTGGATGAGTACTGCGCCCGCTTGGTGGAGATTTTCGCCGAGGTGCATCGCGTTCTCTCAGATGACGGTACGCTGTGGGTGAACATTGGCGACAAATTCAATGGAAGCGGAGGGGCCGGCGGCGACTACGTTGGTGGGGGCATCCGAGACGGGCAACGGCGGTACAAGGCATGCCGACTACCCGAAGCAAAGCCGAAAGACCTGCTCATGGTTCCGGCGAAGCTGGCTATAGCGCTGCGTGACTGGGGCTGGTATCTCCGCTCTGACAATATCTGGAACAAGACGAACACGCAGCCCACTGGAGTGGCAGACCGCCCCCTCATCTTCCACGAGTACGTTTTCCAGTTCTCCAAGTCTCGCCGCTACTTCTATGATCAGGATGCCGTGCGAGAGATCACAGGGCGCGAGGCCAGTTGGGAAGAGTGGAGAGCGTACAAGGGGAGGAACAAAGGCGCTGACGCGGACCGCTTCGGCAAGGGCTACCGAAAGCGCTCCCCAGCGATCACCCATCCCCTCGGCCGAGGGTTGCGCTCGGTGTGGAAGATCTCTGGGAACACGAGCAACGGGAAGAAGCGGAAGCACTTCTCCAGTTTCCCCACCGGCCTACCCCGCATCCCAATCTTAGCAGGCAGCGCACCGGGAGACGTGGTGCTCGACTGTTTCTCGGGCTCCGGCTCCACTGGTGTAGAAGCGCTACGGCTGGACCGCCGATATCTGGGCATCGAGCCAGACGCCAAGCATGCCGCCAGTTCTCGAGAGCGTCTCTCGGATGGATGGCTCGAGGATCTCTTATGAGTGATGGGCTCTACAATGACGTGGAACCTTTCGTAATCCCATGGTTATGGAATCTCATGGACGTTGGCTTGATACGGGAGGGCCTGGTAGACGGACGTCCTATCCAAGAACTCCGGAGCGAGGATCTCAATGGCGTCACTCAGTTCCACGCTTTCGCCGGTATCGGGGCATGGTCTTACGCCCTCCGACTCGCTGGCTGGCCCGATGAGGTTCCTGTGTGGACCGGTTCATGTCCGTGTCAGCCTTTCTCCTGTGCAGGAAAGAAACGAGGATTCAAAGATGAGCTCCACCTCTGGCCAGAATGGTTCCGGCTTATCCGAGAGTGTCGCCCTCCAGTCGTGTTTGGAGAACAGGTTGCAAGCCCTGACGGCCGGGCGTGGATCGACCTTGTTTCGACTGAAATGGAAGCACTGGGTTACTCCTTTGGGGCGGCAGATTTGTGCGCTGCGGGCATCGGTGCTCCGCACATCCGACAGCGCCTTTGGTTCGTGGCCATTACTAGTGGTGAACGACTCGGAAGGATACGCCTACAGTTACAGCAACGGGTGGAAAGATCAGAAATGCCTGAAACTCCTAGAAGTTGCGAGACTGGCGCATTGGCCGACAGCGAAAGCATCCGACTCGGGGCGGGGTGGACAAGCGAAACGTGCCATGGGGACAGCACGCCGCGCTCATCTGAACGATACCGCCATGCTAGCAAGCTGGGGTACTCCTGCAGCCCGAGATTGGAGAGACGGCCGGGCCAGTCCAGAGACCATGAAGAGGAATTCTCGCCCTCTGAACGAACAGACAGTGCAACTAGCGGGTTCTGGGAAGACTGCGGATGGATCCCCTGCCAAGACGGAAAAGCGAGGCCAATTGCACCCGGAACATTCCCTCTGGCTCATGGGGTTGCCGGTCGCGTGGCTGTGGTGCGCCCCAGGCAACAAACCATACCCACGGTTCCAGGAGAAGTCCACTGGTATAGTCGACGAGGAGCCTTGAAAGCCATTGGTAATGCTATCGTCGCCGAAGTAGCGGAGATATTCATCCGGGCTGTCATCGACCACCTACTGGAACCCTGCGTGGGAGATCTCTTGTGACCTTCGCCGAGTCCATTCGGGAGGAGCTCGCCAAAGCAGAGCGCGGCGACGAGGACGCCAAGATACGCGCCCGCCGGCTGGTCTGTCGACTCATCCCGGAATCTCCCACCGATCCGTATGGACACCAGGAGCGGGAGATAAAGATCTCGGCGCTTCTCCCGGCATGGGCCCGCGAGTGGTCCATGCGCACTGGCAAGAGCAAGGTGAATATCGGGGAGGCCTCACTTCTCTGGCAGCTCGGGCTCATCGACGCCGTTCTGATCATTTGCCCCTACGGGGTCCATCACCAGTGGGTGAAAGATGAGATTCCGCGGCACTCCGGAATTCCGTTCCTCGCTCACGCCTGGGAGTCACGCAGTTCCCGGACGAAATGGCATCAGGCGGCAATAGAGGAGCTCGTGAGAGAGCGTCAGATGCTCCCATGGCTCTGTGTGAATGCTGACGCTCTCCGCGGTGATGCTTGCCGGGCCGCCATTCAGAAATTCATGCGGCGGCGAAAAATGCTCATCGTGTTCGACGAGTCCCAGCTTTTCAAGAAGCCCGGGGCAAAGCGGACTCGGATCGCTCGTTCTCTGGCGCGCCGCTGCGAATACCGACGGATCCAGTCGGGCACGATGGTGGGTAACTCACCCCTGGGGCTCTATTCACAGTACGAGCTTCTCGAGAAAGGCTGTCTCGGCTTCACCAGGTACAAGGATTTCGAGGACCACTTCGCCGTCTTCGCCGATGCCCGGCCGGCGTCGGGGCAGCGCTTTCGCATTCTCAAGGAATACCGCAACCTCGAGGAGCTCCGGGAACGCCGGGCCCCTTTCACCTCCGTCGTGCGGCGAGAGGATATAGCGGACATGCCGCCCCTGGTGTCCTCTCGCCGCTACTTTGATCTTGAGACCGCCCAGCGACGCGCTTACGCAAATCTCCGAGACGATCTTATGACCGAAATCGAAGGACGCTTCGTCTCCGCGGCAGAGGGCGGGGCCGCTCTCACCCGACTCCAGCAAGTGGCATCGGGTTGGGCCATGGATGAGGTGCGGGACTTCGTTACCGTGGTGCTCCCTGGTCGCTGTCCCCGAATGGCGCTTCTGGAAGAAGTGCTCTCCTTGGAAGAGGGGCGGGCAATTGTCTGGTGTAGATTCCGAAACGATTGCCAGAGGATTGCTTATCACTTTGAGGAAAAAACTGACCGTGGCATCCATCAGTACCATGGGGGAGTCAAACGCAGCCGGCGGCCATACCTCCTAGACCGCTGGCGCGAGGATCCTGGGGGTATTCTCGTCGCCACTCCTGACACAGGGGGGACCGGGCTAGATCTCTCAGCGGCTCGCCATGTGATCTGGTTCTCTCACACCTGGGATGCGGACCTCCGGCAACAGGCGAGCGAGCGGGCCACGAAGAAAGGCGGCGCCCCAGTGGCCGTCACGGACCTGGTGGCCATCGGAACAGTGGACGAGCACATGCTCCGTCTTCTAGATTCTAAGCACACCATCGCCGAGGTGGTTGGGGGCGAAGGCTTGTACCAGTACCTCCTCCAGGAGCGAGACAGGTGGAGAAGGGGAAGAGCAGCATGAAGGAAAACCCGGAGCGCTGGCACCACATCCGTACAGCCGTGAATGACCTGTACGGAATTGCAATGGTCTGCCTTCTCTTCGCTCTCGTCACTCTGTTCATGTCGCTGCTGGGGTGGGCCTCTAAATGAAAAACATGCGCTGCGCCTGCGAGTACCTCCCGCCACTTGTCGGACGTCCAATCCGAAAACCAAACATCTGGTGTGATGTGCACGGGGCCTCTGACAGGAGAACAATGGACGTGCTACCCGGACCCGAAGAGAAAGAGAAGGAGGAGAAAGAGATCATGGCAAAAGCAGAGATAGAGGGAATCACAGTACCCGTGGAGGTGGATGTAACCATAGGCTCCCACGACACCGAGCGCGTGAAGAAACACATGCGTTCAGATGAGGTGGCGGCCTTCGTCTTCGAGCGGCTGAAACTCCAGGACCCACTCACGGTCAAATTCGTGGAGCGACTACTTTCCATGGCCTCGCTCTTCGACGTCAAACAGCTCGACTACGGCCCTCGGAATATCTCTGAGTTCGGAGAGCCTGGCGTGGTGGTGCGAATGAATGACAAGTTCGCCCGCATCCGGAATCTCCTGTTCCCCAAGGGTCAGTATCGTCCCGTCGCCCCAGCGAATGAGTCCATGGATGACACTTACATGGACGTGGCAAATTACGCCGTCATCGCTCTCATGGTCCGCCATGGGGAGTGGCCCTCGTGAGTCTCTTCAAGCTCGGAATCGGGGGACTCTCGACAGAGAATCGCGCCATACTGCTCATCTTGACCAAGGTGAACATGGCCGCCGGCACACCCTCAGTGGTGGCAGAGAAGGAACTCCAGAAGCGCTGCATGGCGGACCGCCGGCCCATGCGGGTGATCGTCGAGGAGCTCCGGCGAGACGCCGCCTCCGGGGCGTGGCCAGCGATGGCCGATCTGCCTCCCGCTCCCATGGACCCCCTCCCGTTCCAGGTGGATCTAGCGGACGAGTATCTCTGGTTCCTGGTGGCTTGCCAACTGAAGCACAAGACCAAATGGAAGAAGCTGGAGCCAGTGCTCGCCACGCTTCGGTGCTTCGCCCCCTACTGGGAGACTCTGGACGGTGCTAGCAGCGATGATCTTGAGCAGATACTCCAGCCCCTGGGGAAGGCGCGCCACCGGGCCACTCAACTGCTGGACCTGGCGTCGCTCTTCCCCAAGTTCTCGGCGATCGTTTCCAGGGTGGGAGTCGAGGATGCCCGCGCCGCGGTTCTCGCGTTACCGGGCTGCGGAGATTACGTGGCCGACTCCTGGGACCTCTTCGTTGCTGAGAAGGACCCTGACGAGATCTCTCCCACGGACCCCACGCTCCTCGAGTACATGGAGCTTCAGAAGAAGGGGCATGGGCCATGCCTCCGGGATATCGACGCAACCGCTGGCTGCCTGGCCTGTTGGGTGGACACCTGGAAATGAACACCGCTGAGAAACATCTGTGGGAATGGCTGGAGAAGGGCACCAGGGGTCTTGGCAAACTCCATTTTCAGCGGATCGAAAACACCACAGGTACGGGCACCCTCGACACAGAGGGTTGCTGGGGATCGGAGTCCTTCTGGCTGGAGCTCAAGATTGCCGTAGAGAACGAGGACGGGACGCTTGATACAGGTCTCCGCCGCGGTCAAGCTCTGTTCATGGCCCGGCGTCGACGCGCCTGTGGCCGGGCAGCCGTACTCATCCAGGTAGACTCAGCGACCAGGGCCCGACGCTACTTGATAGATGGGCTCAAGGGAACCGTGTTGCGAGGTGAGCACGTGCGGGAAGAAGACCTTGCCAACTGGAACATGCTCACCTCTCCCCACGCGCAACCCATGGAGATCCTGGATGCTCTGACCACCTGGGAGCCATGAAACCTGAATTCTTCCCAGATCGATTCACAGCGTTACCCCAGGAAAACAATTGGCTATTTCATGTTTCTGGGAGCAAGTTCGAACATAAGCCATGGGAAGCGGCTGCCCTCAATACTGTCACAGGCGGAATTTTCCCCAAGATACGCTTTTACAGCATCGGCCCCGCCCCGCCCCATCCGCCGGAGCTTCTCCAAGCACTTCGGGAATTCGCTCATGCCCTCGATCGCTGCCGATGGCACGTGAAACGGGGGGACCGCCTGGCGGCGCAGGACCGTGGCGGGCTAGCTCTAGAGTATCTCCGCAGAGCCCTAGAAAGAGGAAACCCGCCCCGGTGCAAGTCCGGAGCGGGCTCCCCTGGTCCCATGGATGCGGAGGAGTAGAGTCCTCAGCGTAACTCGCCGAGGCAGCTTCTGTCTACTCCTCGGGCTTCGGAGGGGCTGAGGTGCCGTTCTTATAGACTTCCTCGGCCACTTCGGTGGTCGTCTCAATGTGCCTGTCCCGCTGCCAGGCATCCACCAGGGCGAACGGCACCAGGAAGAAGACGAAGAGAGCCAGCGCCCTCCAGTGATCGATGGGGATGGTGAGCTCCGTCCCGAGGAGTGCCGACCCCAAGCCTGTGAAGAGCTCCAGGCAGATCAACCCGAACAGATAGACGGCGGCCCGAAGGAACTCCTTGGCTGTGGTCGGGAGAGACGGCAGAGGGATCTTGCTCACGCGAATAGCCGCCCAATGAGTTTGGGGAGACGGAGGAGCTTCCCGAAGAGTCCGCCGAGGCGCTCCGTCGCCAAGCTCCGGAGATGGCCGAACAACTGGCCCTGAGCAATCTCCGCCACGTCTTCACGTCGCCCAATGACGACAGTGCCCCGTACCCGCACGGCGTACAGGCGGTTCGCCACCTCGACGCGCCCGCGGGCGAGCTCGTGAGGGCTGAGGAATCGGAGCTGAGGTTCGGGACGCCTATCAGAGCGACACAACACCACCGGCACCACGATAGCTCCGATGCCTCCGGGAAGTCGCTCATTGTCGGTCACATACTCGAACCCGGCCTCCGTCTGGAAACCATGCGGCCCCTCTTCCAGGGCTTCCACGTCTTCCAGGGACAGTCCTTCCACCTCTTCGGTGTCGTCGCTCATTTCCCCTTCTTTCTGTGGCGCTTCCGCGTCACCTTCGTTGCTCTCTGTCTCGTCCATCCCCAAGGCCGGCACCAGGCCGCCTCCGCGATCCACAAAGGCGAGCGCCTCTTCCCATGGCATCGTGCCCGCCTCGGGTCGGTGCACCTGGAAATGAAGATGTGGACCCGTGGCGTTTGGGTGCGTCTCGGGAGTCTCGTAGATAGCCGTCATCTGAATAGGCGTGCCATCCGGTCCGGGAGGCGCCGGAAATCGGAGGTTGACTTCTTTCTCCAAGCGGAGGGGCACGCCACCGGGCATATCGAAGGTGCGGACGTCCACGCCTCTGAGATCCGAATGAGGGCTCCCCGGGTCTTTGCGATACACGTCCGTGATAGTGAGCGTGAGGCCTCGAGCAGCGAGCCAGCGGGCCACCCACAGCACCAGAGCTTGAAGCCGGGCGTCTGTGCTCTGCCATTCCTCGGCATCGGTCAGCCGCTTGAATCTTAGTTCTACTTCCACGGTCACAGGCCTCCTAGGTACAGGGTACGACGGCGGCGGCGCGGTAGCCAGCACTCAGAACCAGCCTCGAAAGAAACGGGCCCCAAAGGCGAGCACCTGGCCTCGCAACGATGGAGGGGTGAATAGCAGTATTACGAGGCCCACGAGAAAGCCGGTGCGCTTTGGGTTGTGCCAAGCGTAGGCAGCCAGGTTCGCCACCCACACCGATGGCGGGGCCTTCTGTTTCTTCTTGATTCCGTGGTCCTCCTCGTGCCCTTCCCGCCACTCCTTCGCGGCCTCGTGTTTCCGGATGCAGATACCGGAGCCAGTTTTCTGGGCGCGCACGTCTTTGGCGATCTCTTCGAGCTTCTTATCTTGCCGGTTGAACCGGTCAAGGATTACCCGCTGGAAAGCCTCGTCCACTATTTAAGACACCCCTCCATGTAGAGTCCAAGCGCCATGGCCGCCGCGCTGAGAAGGACCATGATCGTATCACGGGCGGCGGCTCGCCAATTCATTAATTCAGAGACCTCGAAATCTCCCGCCAGTACGTCCCCTGGAATTCGACGAGCAGCACGCTATCCAGAGTCATTGCTGCGTTGCCTGCCAGTGCAAGCTGATCCGCACCTGGGCTCGCAGTGTCAGTGAAGTCGAGCGTACCGGGCAGCGTCCCCACAGTGATTTGCAGGACCATACCCTCTACGAATCCTGTACTCGTGATGGTTGCAACCGTGTTGTTACCAACGTCGCTGGTAATCTCCACGGCTCCGGCTTTGTCGTTTGGATCGATCGCTGTCGCTGCCGCTCCCAGCGTGATGGCTTCGGGTACACCGTAGGACCAACGATTTCCGAGATCCGTCGTAACGCGCATCGAGTCAACCCCGAGAGAGTTGCGAGCGATCAGGTGCTCGCCGCCGTCACCGAGTCCATCTCCTGGCTGTAGCTCCATATCCTCTTCAGCGCCTGAGTGGTAGTCAACCGACCAGAGGTCTGCGAGAGACTTGTCAAAGCCAGCGGTACGTACTCCTGCTGCCCCGCCTACTCGACCTATGATGAGACCGAGATGCACGTCTGGTTCGATGCTCAGGTTTGGGATGATCGTGTTTTCTCGGAAAATCCCATCCTCGTCCCAGAACGAGTTTGCGTTACCGACCCACCCGATTCGTCCTTGGCTCCCAATCCATTCGAGGCTTTCTGTCCGAGCGGAATTGGTGAAGGTGATCCGTGGATTCGTTGCAGAATTCACGTCACCTAGCACAAGGCCGCTCAACGCCGTTAGAGCATCATTGGTGCTTCTTATAAACCACTCGGTCCCATCGCACTGCACCTCGACGAAGGAATAGTTCGAATTGAGTGAAACATTCAGAGCCCCATTAATCGTGTCGGCGCCATTACCCTCGACAACGATTGCATTCGAAGGATCATTACGGAGGATCGTTATTTTACGCCTGGCGCTCGATGTAGCGAGAGGGAGCGTGATGATCGTACCCGACCCATCAGCTACGATCAGCTCATCACCAGATCCGACCACGATGGCAAAACTGGTGCTCTTCGATACGACTCCGGTATAGACCTCCCGGCTGAAGAGATTCCGGAGGCTATTGATTCCACTTCCGAAGTCGTCAAGGCCGTTGCTGGTGGGGAACATCTCGCCATTGATGTTCATTTTCCACTTGTCGACGCCATTCACGCGGAATACGATTTCAGGATTGCCGCCACCAGCGTTGCCCGTGGCCTCTAGAATCAGGTCGGTTTGGTCAGGCGAAGAGAGCTTCACGACCTCAGAGATATTCCCGGACCCGTCCGCGGTAACCTGGGCGCAGTCGAGGGCTCCACTCCCAGAGTCGAAGGCAGCGAGCTCGTCGTTACTGCAGCCCGCTAGGTCGGCTACAGCCTGTCGGAAGACCTGGATACCCTGCGCGCTCGCCTGCCCCGCCAGGGCGACGCATAGCATCAGCGAGAACACTAGACGGCACATCAGTGGATCACCCGAAGGTTTGCGGCCACGGCAGCGGTTTCACTTTGCCACTGGAGACCATGACAGAAGACCGGGAAGGAGACAGTAAGCCCCGCCGGAATTCGCTGCACCTCTCCTAGGGTTCCAGTGGTTGTCGGTGTAGTGAGGGGAGCTGAAGCCACGCTTTCCTCTGGAGGAATGAACCTCACCAGAAGATCGTTGGTGGAGTCTTCATTCTCGATCACCACGGACTGAGAGAGGCTATTCTCTCCGAAGCCAGGTAAGTCGGAAAAATCGATGGGCTCCGCAGTCAACACATCGATGCTGGCGTCCCGACCGTAGCCACTGCGGCTCGAACGAGTGACGGGGGAGAGCGTGGTGTCTGCTCGGACCTCCCGAGCCTCGAGCACCCACAGCCCGAGGCAGAGCAACAGGGCTCCGATGTATCGGTAGCTAGATCGTCTCATGGTTCCTCCTTCACGGTGTTTCTAGATCGTCGGCCTTGTTCTTGGCCATAGTGCTCTTGGCGGTCGCTTCAATTGCTGCCGCGGTGTAACTCAGTCGGGAGAGCTCCACTGCAATCAAGCCAAGGCGTGCTTGCTTCTCGCGTAGCTCCTGGATCTTGCTCGCCTTCTTGCGAGACGCTTCGCGAGCAGTCCAGCCGAACACCTGGACAATCTCCACCCATTCACCGGAACGAAGCGTCACGGTCCTCGTGGTCAGGCGCCGGTCAGAAACCGGTCCAACGGAAGGGCCTAGCAGCACCGTCGAATCGACTAGTGCTGTCACCCACCCGGTGGCGCCCGCTCTCCAGGGAACCGAGGCAGCGACCTTCCCAGAGGGGTCAACTTGGATCAAACGCTTGTGATAATTCCGGATCGACTTTGGCGGCGCTGCGCTGGCGTTTGACAAGACCGCCAGAAGTATCACGAAGAACAGAATGCAGCGCATCAGTATAGTCCCTCCTACAGGTCCAGGCGGTGAGTGGTGACAGTGGTCGCCATGGTCGCTTGTTCGCTGGCGTCTCGAGCGACGGCAAAGCAGATGTGACATTCACTGATATTGCAGTGGATTCGGAAGTCGGTTGCAGGGAAGAGGGTCTCTATCTCGTCGGCAAGGTTCGTGCCCCGAATGGCGTTGTCAATGTCGAAGCCACCACCCACCACGGTGTTACGGGGATAGCTGTACTCGATTCGCCCCTCACCACAGGCGAGGATTGCAGCGGACCCGAGGAGCCAGGCTAGGGCGAATACAAGAGCTTTATTCCAAGTCTTCATAGCACCTCTCAGCGGTACACCATTTCAATGGAATGATATCCCGCGGCCCCTCCGATTGCATTATGATCGACCGTCAGCCCGGCATTGTGGCCAGCTAGCAGGCTCGAGAATACTGGGGCCAGGTCGATCTTCGTGAAAACGCTCACGGTGTAGGCGTAAGTCGTCGCCACGTCTGCCTCGGAATTCGTTGCGGGGTCCTCGCCATCCAGAGCGTAGTCAGTGAAGAGGTCGATATCCGCGGTTGCGTTGGTGGAAGTCGGGATCACAATGAGTTCGAGGGAGACGAGTGCATGGAAGTCGTCAGGTATCTTGAAGCTGAAATTCCCTTGCCCGTTGGCAGCGATGGAGTTCACAGCGTAATCCCCGGATACGGAGTTATAGTCAGTCGCTTCGAAGGTAATCGTCTTGTTCGTCGGGATCCAATTCACTCCGTCGAACTCCATGCGTTGCCCGGCGAGTGGCGTCGTGGTGATCATATTCACGTCGCTCATGTCGTCGATCGAGAGGAAGCGATCGGGGAGGATGATGAGGGTCGAGACGTCCTTCGCCACTCCCACCGATACCCGGAAGGTGGTAGGGAGTGTGCCCGTCACTGCGCCCGAGACATTCTCTGATAGGTAGTAGCGGGTGTTCGGAACTAGGACCGCGCCCACGTCATCACGGAAGGTGTCGCCCCTCTCTCCGATCGTCTGGACCTGGACCAGAGTCGAGCTCAGGACCTTTTTCACGACGCCATTCACCCTCGCCGTAGCGGTTGTGTTCGCCTGCGCCTTCGAGACTTGGCCAGAGGTGGTGTCGAGGAAAACCACATCGTTCGTGGTGAGCGCGGAAGCTGTCGTCGCCAAGTAGGTGACCTGGCTCGGGTCAGTGTTTCGAAGGGCGTAGCCGAGTACTGACGCCTGGAGCCCTCCAGCTGTCCAAGCGTTGAGCCAGTGGCCTTTAGCTTCCTGATCAGAGTTGACCGTAACCCAGCAATCGTTAACCTCATCTGCCCCGTTCTCATTGCGGATGCAGATGTGGTCATCGAGGTCTAAGACTGTGACCCCGTTTTCAGTGAGGAAGAGATCAGAAGCCGTCGCTGTGTTGGTGGTCACAACACGGATTTGGGCAGCGGCGGATCCGACCGGGATCGCCGCTGAGAGGTCAATCACCTGGTCTGCGATGACCGTCTCATCCGGGAAATTTCCGGCCGAACTCCCGACTGTAAGGGCCACGGGTTGCTTGAAGAAAAAGACATTCTCGACTTGGCTCGAGACAGTCGCTTCGACCACATATCCGTACACGACGATGAAATGCGCGTTAAATGTCTGAGCACTTGTGAGGTTCGCCTGGAAAGATTGCGTCCCTGGAGAGAACCAAGCGACCGTACTTCCAGCGCTGAAAGCGCTAGTCCCTGCGGTGACTACTCGGTAGTTAGTGTCGGACGAATCCCTTCTTACGTTGCCGCCTACTGCCCCTGTAGGAACCTCCATGCCCCACACAATCAGAGCCCCGATAGCGTTCGAAGGCGCACCATCTTGACTCAGCTCGATGGTGACGTGTGTCGTATCTATTGGCTCCGGATCTGTTGGGCCGAAAGCCTCTTCTCGAATGATGTTTCGACCCGAGGCAGCGAAGCCCCAATCAATCCCGCTCGCCCCATCCGAGATTTGCGTCTGACCTTCGGGCGCGGGCAGGCCATCGGTTTTGGAGTTGAAATCGGCACCCTCAATGGTTGAAGTCGAAACCGCCGTTCCACGGTTAGATCCATCAGAGACGAAGATGTGCCCGGCCGGGGCAGTGGTCGTGATGGACTCGATTGCTCCTCCACCTGAGCCCCCACCGGACGCTAGCTGAATATGAGTCGTACTCACTGCCCGACCGACTAGCACAGTCTTGATTCCGGCAGTCTCCACGGATGTGGTTTTTCCTGCTACGGCGGATGAGATGAAATAGTCCAGGCCTGTAGAGAGAACTAGCCCCGCGTCGTCAGTGATGGGCCCAATGGTCGCGCAAGTTGAAATGGTGGCGGAGGTGGTGGTGTCCGTCTTCTGGACCATGCCACCGAGCGAGCATTCCACGTTTACCAGGCTGGTGCAGATGGCGAGGTCTATCCGGTCCGTCGTCGTGTCATGGAAGACGACGGAGCCAACGTCAAACTGGGAGGTGGTGATGTACTCCCGGGAACAAGAAGCCGCTTCCAGGATGTCCATATTCGCATTGCGACGGTCATGGAAATTCCGGTCCCGCTTGGTGGGCTTGTTCAATTCCAGTTCGGTGGTCACCTCATTGGCAGCGAGGAGACCAGAGGCGAGCAGCAGAAAGAAAGCGATCACTATGAAATGTCTGTATCGTGTCATGTGGTGATCACCTTTATCAGGGGTTGCTGGGATCCAACTGCCTTGAAAAGGCCACGGCCATCGGAGCGACGGAGGTCCGGGAGGTGTTTGTGGTCTCTGTGGCTCGTGTCGTCTGATAGATTCTTGTCACTGGCCATAAGCCCCTGGACTATCTCAATGAGTCCACCATTGGCAGTTATCTCGCGCCACTTGTGCTCAATCTCAAAGAGCGTTGCCCGCACCAAAAGCTCAGTGGTGATTCCTTTGGTAGGGATCGGCGCAGCGTTCAGGCTTTCGAGGTACTCAGGAGAAATGCCATTCTTCAGATGCTCGTCAAGGTCTTTGATGTGTTTCGCCTTGACGCGATCCCAGAGCGTTTCTATAGGAACGGAATATTCGCTCAATGAACGGGCGTCAACCATCACGATTTCCTCACCAGGGGGCAAGTCCTCAATTGCCCATCCAAGCGGTACAGGCTGCGCCATCATTCGCCCGGGGTGATTTTTGTCCAAGGCTGCAAGATCATAGCGGGTGCGGTTCCATGGAACGTCACCACAGGCCCAGATTTTTCTGATCTCGTTCGTTGCCCTGAGCCTTCGGACAAATACACTGTGCCCAATGTCAGGGATGCTGCCAAAACCCCAGGGTCTAGAAGCAGCGACATACCTGACAATCGTTTCCACTGAAAATGCTTGGTTTGTTCTCAGGACTTCTGAAAAGCCAATGAACGCCGTACTTGCTGAAGCCGCGGTACTCTGGTTTCCCCAGCCGTAGTTGATTGAGGCCAGCGCGTTCGTTGTCCTGCCCCGCACCGCGAAAGCAAATTCGGCATTGGTAACCACATCCTGCTCCACAGGGCTACCGGCTGCAGGTGCAGTGGCCTCCGTTTCTGTGGCGGTTTTCAGTTCTGCCTGTCCCACGGCCGCTGCCAGAATGGATAGCTGGTTGACCAGGTCAGTTCCGATTGCTGTACCTGTAGGGTTGAGGAAGTCGAGGCGATTCCGAATGGCGTTTCCCACTGTGGTGGTCACTGGCGCATCCGCCGCCACCATTGCCGCCGTGAGGGTATCCCAGGCCATTACACTCTCACCCCCCGTTTCACGGTACACACGGTGATCAATTGGGGATACCGACAGAGGAGTTTCGGAGCCCAGTTGTAGGGGTGCTCCCCAATCCCCAGCCGCGGCGCTTCACCGTCGTTCTCCTTCGCTGCCTTCGGAGATCCGCACACCAGCGCCTCCCCGTCCCCCTTTTGGTGGGGACACGCCTCACAGCGCTTCCGGTCGACCGTCTTGTTCGTCTCCGGACACCACCAGCCATCAGTGTGATACTCACAGTCCTTACAGTTCCACTGGTCACGCTCTCCAGCCTCGAGAGGAATGAGCGCGTCGAAAATAGGGCACCGGACCAGGAGCTCAATTTCTACTTTAGGTTTTATCATGGCGGTGCGAACACGTGAGACGGGTCCGCGTCATCTCCTAGAGTCGGCGTGGCGGCAGCGCTCGAGAACCACGCGTAGTTTTCAGTGTCGGCTAGTAATGCATCGTCGAAATCTACCCCGTCAAGACGCACCGGGCCGAACTTCCTGTACTCGTTTTGTTCGAAGCGGGTGTCTGCCAGCACCACATTCATGATGTTTGCCGAGGGGTCGAAGCCAGTCCCGATCACCTCGTAGATAGCATCCTCGACGCCGTAGAACCCACCCTCCAGGTCAGGGATTTGCGGGTGCGTCACGCGCACGAGCTCACCGACTTCCGTGTCCTGCTCACTGGCAGTACAGCGGATAGGGATAGGCGGCGGGCCAGAGGAGGACCGGAACAGGTGACGCTGCTGGGCAATGTCAGCAACCACGGTGGTATTGATCACCTTGGATTCGATGAGACGGGTACGCTCCCCATACTTGGCGATAGAATCAGCATCCAGCAGGGGTGTGGCTTCCACGTCGAACTCATCGGTTGCCACGTTGAAGCTGTGCCGCAACCGAATCCGATTGAACAGGTCATCCTTGTTGTGGGTGAAATTCGGGAAGTCCCGGAGGATGTTGGTGCGGTAGTCGAGCAACCGGAGCACCCCGGCACCGATGACCGGCTGTACTTTGACGAAGGACAGTAGCCCCCGATTGGTGATCTTGGGGACCAGCCCGAGATCTCGGGTGATCTCCTTCACCAGGGCGAGGAACTCCACAGCCTCTGGGAATACCCGAGTGATGAGGTCCGCGGGCGTATCTACATTGATGACATCTTCAATCTCGGAAACGGCGAAGAGATCCTGTGGAATCGCTGCCCCTCGATCAGCGGAGAGGACGTCATAGATTCCATTCGTGCCGTTGCCCGTGGAGGTTCCAATCTGCAGAATAGCGACGAGAGGATGTATGGGCCCGAACGTGATAGGCACGTCATCGGTGGCATCCTTGAACACCTCGACTCGGTAACGGTCGAGGTTATCCGCTACCTGCAGCGTCCACATATTTCCCGCCCGGTGTGGAGCTATTCGGATAGTGCCCTTGTGGATCGGCTGGAAATTATCATCCGTCTCATCGTCTCCAGTGAAACCCTGGGAGATGTCCATGGCGCGTCCCAGTTGAGCGAACTTCCCTGCGTCATGGATGAAAGGCTCACCCCCGAAGAATTCGCCGAACTCTGCCCAGAGCCCGCCCCAGCCACCTTCCGCCTCGTGGTCAACGATGGGAACTGAAGCGCTGGCGATGGAGAGAATTCCCTCCTGTGCTCGGCTCCGACTCATCCCCACGGTGGGGGGTTTCATCCAGAACTTTGTAGGCGCTCGAGCCCCCTTCAGTCGCCGAGAGGCGTAACGGAACGGGTGCGCCGTCAACGCATCCCACAGGATCCCTGAGAGGAGATCTCCCGCGGCGTCAAAGTTCGTCCCCAGTGCCACGTAATCGATGGTGTCGAGGAAATCCGGAGCCCCTACCTCGGACTCTGTGACTCCAGTGGGCTGGAGTTCCTGCGGGAGCATCTCCGTAAGGGCAAGGCGCAAGTGGGTCCAGCCCACGGAGAGGATGGAGTCCGCGAAGATCCACTGTCGATAGTTCGCGGGATCGTTTCCAAGGCGCACCAAGCCGGACGCCACGTCAGCGAGTGACGAGAGGAAATTGTAGACGCGCCAGTAGCGATCATTCGAGAGATCCAGGCCCGCGGTGGAGGTGGATATCAGGGCGCTCGCTCCTCCGGCGATCTTGTCGTACGAGATGGCGGCGGTACCCTCTTTGATCTCCGCGGCCACTGTGGTGAGGTTGCCGACACCCGAGGGCCCCAGAGACCAGCCGGCGGTTGAGTCCAGAGACAGACGCACGTTCCCGCCGAACTCTCCCACGAAGACGCGGGGCAATTCGTTGTCGGAGACACGGTCATCGAAGAGAGTCACAGGACGAACTCCACCCCCTCAACGGTGAAGGGGACAGCCTGCCCGGTCTCCTGTAGCGCTGGGCCCTGTGAGATCTTTCCCAGGGATGGGTAGTAGCCAGCGCTTCGCACCTTGACTCCAGTGGTGTGCGGCATCTTGAGACCCTGCTCCAGGGTGACGACTAGGCCAGCGCGGGACTTCACCTTGACCATTTCCACCTCATCGAAGAGATTGGGCCCCACCCGCAGGGAGACCCCAGCGTCCCCGAGAAACTCCACGTCAGTGGAATCTGCCAGGGGGAGGGTGCGACCCCGGACGGAGGTATCCGCGGTTAGCGTGGTGTCCACGAGCTCATGGGCCGGGTACGCTACGCCCCAGCCTTTCGAGCGAGCCACGAACTGGGAGAAGTAGCGGAGGCTCTCCTCGAGGTGACGGAAGAGATCAGATTCATTCCCCACGAAACGGGCTCGCTTGAGTCCAAAACGGATCCGCTCGTCCCGTGCTCGAAAGTCTCGCTGGAAAGCGTCCTTCGCTTGCTTGAAGGAGGCATCCTCTTTGTGGTTCCGGATCCATGAGTCCAGGGGAGGGACTTGCAGCCGCTCACCGTCGAAGATGAGCACTGCTCCATGGCGTACGTTCCCCTGGCTGCGAATCTCAATGGCGTCGAACTTGAGATTGATGAAAGTAGCGCCCGGGGCGGTAGGCGTGGCTCGCAGTTGCAAGGCCAGGAGTTGCCGACGAAGCTCCGGAGTAGAAGGCGTTCCACTCTGCGCCGTAGGGGCAAGCAAGCGCAAGTCCAAGGCATTCCAGCCGGCGGCCGGCGCTGCGATTTCGTATTCGTCCCAGATGTCTGGAATTCCCGAGCCATCGAGTCGGTACCCGAGACGCACCGCTACGGAGGCAATGTTGGTGAAATCCACATGGTGACTCCGGAAACGTAGGTGTGGATCGTCGAGAGATACAATGAGTTGCTGGACGTCCACGGCCGCGGGAAGAAGCTTGGTCACGAACACCGGAGATTGTGCCGTAGCATCTTTGTCGATCTCCAGGGAGTTGGTGCCTTGCTGGCGCGTCGTGGAAAGTTCCAGGTTTGTGACGGCCGCTCCTGGTACCCACCCGATCAAGCTGTCCATGGTGTCAAGCAATGCCTACCCGCAAATCTGTCGCCAGGACCCCGAGGAATTCGTCCACGGGGTCACCTCGATTTCGGAACAGATTGATGAGACCGCGTAGAATAGGTGCCGCCTCCTCCATCGAGATAGAAAATCCGGAGGACTCCTGTGCCTGTCCCCCGACTACCAGAGTCAGGCTACCAATGGTGAAACCCCCTCCGCCCAGCGCTTGGGCCGTATCCGTCGCTGAGGTGACCCGCTCACCCCCTTCGAAGTTCACGAGCTCCGGGCCACCCTCACCCACGACAGCCAAGCCTCGGGGAGCGGAGGCAACGCCCTCCTGGAATCCGGGTATGCCCAAGAGCCCCCCAAGTTTTCCAAGGAGCTTCTTTCCCAAGCTAGCCACCAAGGCGCGCTTTGCATTCTGAGCCAGGGTGTCCCCGAACCCCTTCCCGAAGAGATCTCGTGCTTTGCTGACGTCGCCTGAAAGGATACCGGCCACAGCACCCTTGAATGTCCCTTGAAAGATGGTGCCCGCCAGGCCGCCGGCACCGCGCCCCGTAGGTTTCCCGGTCGCCTTCTTCCCACCAGTTATGATTCCCTCCTTCGTACCAGCGGCAGCGATATTCTTCCAGAACTTCCGAAACTTGTCGCCCTGCTCTTTCAGTTCGGCACCGCCAAAGGGACCAATCCCCCCAGCACTGACGCCACCCGCTCCGCCGGCAGCGCCTCCACCGATAGCACCAACCCCTGCCCCACCGAAGCCACCTGGACCAAATGGGTTCGCTACTACTCGGCCAGCAACGTTCGGGACGAATAACTCCGGGCCGCCCTCACCAACTACAGCGGTTTGTCCCGCGGCGACAGGGCCACCCGCCTGCCGGAATATCAAGCCAGCGCCGGGGATAAGATTCTTCAGGGTATTTTTCGCCGCTTCTAGGGCGAGTTGCTGACCACTGGCACCAGCGCCCCCCGTAACAGGGCCTCCTGCTCCCCCAAGCACAGCCCCACCCGGAAGACTTCGCAGCGCATTCTTGACCACGGTGAGGCCAAGCTCTGTACCCCCACCTCCTCCCAGGGCTGCAGCAGTCGCCGCCTCCCCACCGGGGCGGATGAATTGCTCCGCGGCAACAGAGGCAGCCCCAAGGCCCTGAGAAATGAACTTGATCCCGTCCGCCGTCTTCTCGATCACCGAGGCCAGGAGTTCCGCGGTGTCCTGGATGCTGCCCATGTTTTCTTGCATGAAATTCAGGGCATCCCGCACCCGAGGCATGAGCTTCTCACCGACAGCGATTCCGATTTTCTCCATGGACGCCCGGATCTCATCGGCCTGGGCAATTACGGTGCTCGAGGTTTTTTCAAATGCTTCTTCCGTCGTGGTGGCAGAATCCTTTGCCGCCTCACCCATTGCAGCGAAATCAGCCTCGGCCACCTCGAGGTTTCCAGTGAGGATCTCAAGACCGGTGGTCGCTTCTACTCGGGTGAAAAATTCTGTGAGACCTGCCTCGGCTCCTTCACCGGCAACCTTGACCCGCTTAAGCCACTCCTCGAAACCCACTTCTTGGAGTTGCTTGATTTCGATTCCGGCTTCTTTGAGCTGGAGATCTCCGGCACCCTTCTTGACCGCGGTGAGGATGGCGCGAAGGCTTGTCACAGCCTCAGCAGTAGATAGACCAGACTTGGTCATGGTGGCCAGCGCCGCGGCTACCTTGTCAAAGGGGAGCCCCACGGACGCGGCAGAAGCAGCCACCTTACCAATGGCAGACGCCAGCTCTGGGAAGGTGGTCTTACCCCGCTTCACCGTCTCGAACATCAGGTTCGAGATGTTGGTAGCTTTGCTCGCCTCCAGGCCGTAGGAGTTGAGCACGGACGTCATGGCATCCACAGCCGTGAATGTGTCCGTGAGTCCGGCCTTCGCCGCCTTGGCCGAGGCAGTCAGAAACTCGATGGCCTTGGTGGGCTCGATGCCGGCGGAGATGGTCTGGTAGAGACCCCGAGTAAGATCTGTAGCGGTCCCGAGTTCCGGCGGGAGCGCTAGAATTTTCTTTTTGAGATTCTCTAGCGTCTTCTCAGACTTGGGCCCGAGGAGGGTGTTGACGTTCTGGAGTTCTTTCTCGAACTCAGCGAAGGCCTTGACGCTGGTTACGCCCACACCAATGGCAAAAGTGCCGACAGCCTTACCGGCTCCGAGGAACGCGCGGCTCATCGTTCCCCCGGCCTTCTTGGCCGTGGAGGTCGAGCCCTTTAGATTCTTCTCGAATTTCCCGGTGTCAAGATCAAGCTCGACAACCAGCACATTCGCCATGCGTCAACCCATCGGACCCGCTCCCGGAGTCGCCCGAAGGAATTCCGCCTCAGCGAAGCAGAGCCATCCCATGCGCTCTGACTTCGGGAGGCGGCCGAATTCCTCCAGGGTCATCCCCAGCGTGGCCGCCGCCCGGAACAAGAAGTAGACTGAGTCGCCGCTCACGTTTGGAGCGGCATACATCCTCAGCCGTCCCCCGGTTCCGAATCTTCGTCGAAAAAACCTGCCTGCCCCCCTGCCACGAACGGGGTGAGATCCGCCAGCGTCGACACCAGTGTGACGGCGTGAGCATCCAGCATCCCCTTGGACTTGAAGAAAGCGATTCGAGCGTCGTGCTGCTTATTGGTTTTCCCTGACAGAAGCTTGCCTTTGTCGTCCCGGACTACGGTCTTGAGCGACCGAGAAAAGGTCTGCCAGTTGGTCTCCAGAAGATGCTCATGACTTTCCCGTTGGAATTCCTCGTCATCTTCGGGGGCCATGAATACCTTGCGGATGGCCGGCCATGGACCAGTGTGGCCCGCAGCGATCATGGCCTTTCCCAGCTTGCTCCTGCTACGGATTACCCGCTCCTCGAGAACATGCGTGGGAGCGGGGTATTCCAAGCGCCAGGCGCGCAAGGACTCTTGCAAGCCTTCGTTGGAAAGCACGATCTTGACCACCCGGCCCCCGATGCGGAGATGCACCGGGAGCTCCTGGATTAGATCCGCCTCCGCCAGCTTGGAGAAGTCGAGCTCCTCCAGGACGTCCAGTGGATCGGTCCCATTTGCTTTCTTGCTCGTGTTCGTGGTTTCCCCCTGTGCGTCAGACACGTCTGCCTCCTACTTCTTTCCACCCTTGGTGGTCTTACTGGTCTTGGTGCTCGCGCTCTTCCCACCATCGGGATAGAGCTCCTTCGTGATCGCTTTCCTGGCCTCATCCGTGAGCCCGGGAAACTCCGTTCCCAGGGCGCCCTTGAACCGGGCGAAACCTGGGGCTCGCTCGTACAGGCCAACGATGCGGAGGGCCTTCCCATCGTGGAGCATGCCCCTGCACGCTGCCACGAGCCGCTTGTCCAGCGGCTTCCTCTCTTCGACCGTCATGACGGTCTCCCTTCGTGTTGGTGCTTCTCTCCAGGTCCCAGGTCGGGACTAGGCGATTTCGGCTCCGGCAGTGAAGCCAACGATTTTCGAGATGGCTCCGTAAGCCACGCCCGTGGCGCTCCAGGAAGCGTCTCCCTCTTCTGGCTTCGGCACCCGGATGCGGTCAGGATCCCAGTAGACGCCCTGGTACCGAAGACCCCAGTTGGCATCTCCGTCCCAGAGGATCTCGAAGTTGGTCAGGCTCGCTGCCATCACGCTGTCCACCGGAGGCGGCAGAGTGATGGCGGCACCGTCCGCGTTCGTCACAGTCCCCAAGGTGGTGACCGTGATGAAAGTAGACACGCCACCGGGGGACCAGGTCCCTGCCTCGAATGGGTTGCTCATCGCCTCGAGCAGGTCATCCACGAAATCCGTGGTGTAGGTTTTACCAGAGAGGGTGATCTCTGGCTTCTCCATCAGCCGCGCATCGGTGGCGATGGTGTGATGGACCTTGGCATCCAGCACACCATTGTTGACCTGGGGCGTTTCCTCCGGACGCTTCTGGCGGATCGGCCCGTCCATGTCCCCAATGTAAGATCCCACCACGAAGAGCGGGGTTACTGGGGTTTCATCGTAGATTCGCACTGAGGCGTTTCGGCCCTGAAAGACCTTGTTGGCCATGTCTTATCCGTCCTCCTAGCTCGTGTCTTGCTCGGTCCACTGGTAGCGAACGAGCCAGCCCCCTGCGATCCATCCAGCGTCAACAGGCTCCCGCGGTTCTCGGGTTTGCAGCCATAGCTTCCCGATCACCGTCAACCCATCCACGTCGTAATTTCGAACCTCTATCGCATCCGAATCCTTGAGGATTCCTTTCACTGTGTCCAGAGTCTTGACCAGCAATCGCCGATCATCCGTCTGGCGCACGAACTCCCGGCGCATCATGACGTCCAGCATCACATTGATGGAGGTGAGATATCCGGGCGTCCCTCCGGCCCCACCGACCACGGAGGCGTAAGGTACGCCCTCGCTCTCCCGGATCGTCATGCGGAGGAAGTGGTCTACCTCCTGTGAGTCGAACACCATCCACGGCCACCAGACGTTTTCCGCGGCGAATTCCGTAGGTAGACCGGCGCCGCCGACGATGCTGTCCTCCACGTGTTTGGAGATGGACTTCTCCAGGTTTTCCATGCGGGCTGTGGAGTGGATAGTCACTTGCGCAGCCCCTTTGTCCGGTTGACGCCCAGCGCCCGCAAGATGTCACTGGCGCGCAGTGAGGCGCCCTGCTCCAGGCCATTCTTCCGCCAGGTCTCGGCGTAGATCTCGCGCACGCCCTCGGGGATACGCCGGCCGCCAAGCCGCTGCTGCATCTCTCGGAGGGAGATCTGGAGCATACCGAAGGGCGCCTGTGTGCTCGAGCCCTTCTCCAGGGGTTCTATGTACACCACAGCGTTGGTTACGGTGAGGCGGATTCCGGTGGTCCGCTTCTCCTCTTCGAACTTGCTGAGCGCTCGCCCCTCTGCGATGGCCCCATCGTCCTTGGCCGTCGCTCCGGAAAAGTCGAGCTTAGCGCCCAAGGCATCCGCCCCAGCGCCGAAGCCTCCGCGGGCTCGACCCTCGCGAACAGGAGTCTTGTCAATGACGAGGCCGAGGAGCTCGAAAAACATGGCCCGGATTATCTCGTCCCGGACATCAGGACTGACCTTTGCGAGGTACTTGGCGACCGACTTGTTATAGCCCGTCTGGTCGAGCTCCATGGACAGCTTCAGTCCTATTTCGGCCACTAGGTACCTGCCTCGATGCACATGATGGAGTAGAGCTTTTCCAGGGGGTCATGCCCCCACTCTTTCACCTCGTAGGTTTTCCCGTTCTTGGAATCAAAGATACGGTCGCGCCGTATGGGTTCAACAATTCCCACGCCATCCGGCGGGGCGTCGAGGAGACGGCGGGCCTCGATGAGATAGACTCGGGGGCCCTTCTCTGCCTGTTTATCCTTGTCTCGCTGGGAATGCTTGGTGGTGAGGTTCGCCAGAAAGGTGGCACTGACGGGAGCCGCCTCGGCGATGGTGTCCGTCGTGGCCGTGGTTGTCCGAGCCCCCGGGCGAGTGTAGGTGATGGAGCGGCTTCCATCTGACCCGAGACCCTCGACAGCGATTCGCACGTCTTCGGCGATGCCGTCCAGCTCGTCTTCGGATAGGTACTCGTTCGCCATGGGTCAGATATCCGCGTTATCGTTGAGCCGGTCGACGTCGACACCCGGCCGTGCTGGTTCGAGAGAGGAACGGCCAGACTTCGAAGCGATCTCCATGCGGAGACGGTAGATTCGTTTCTCTATCACAGCGATCTGCCCGCCCCGCTGGATCCGGACTTTTCCACCCTGTCCGCCAGTCTCCACTTCCACATCGAATTTGTCCTCGAGTGCCTTGAGCTTCGCCTCTGCGGAGACGAGGTCAGCTTTCAATGTGGTGAGACTGGCCATGTGATTCTCCAGGTGGGCCGCCCCAGAGGGCCAGGGGGGTGAACCCCCAGGGCGACCCTATTCGTTCACTTCTTCGGTTGCTTCTTGGAATCCTTGCCGTCGGGATTCTTCTCCCCTTCGAGCAAGGGATCGTCGCCGGAGATGAGATACTTCTTCGGCATGTCCCGCTTATCGCGGTAGCAAGCGATGAGGCGGCGCTTGCCGTCCTTGAGTGCTTTCTCACACTCCCGGATCCCCTCCACCACGTAGTAGGGACCAGCGTAGCTGGCCTCCTTCGCCGCGCGCTGCGGGTAGGGGACGGTGGCCAGTCGCTTCTTCTTGCGCTCGAAAGCGCTGCGGGCCTTCTTGCGCGACTGCACCTCAGCAAGGAAGTCCTTGCCTGGCTCGTCGCCCATGAGGGCCTTGGCGCCCGAATCGGGCTCGACTTGCGTCATGGTCTTCTCCTTCGATCTGCATTTCCCGGCGCCCCGCCAAAGCAGGACGCCGGGAGTCAAGCATCTCCCCTAGCCCGAAGGTTAGGAGGTCTGCAGGTTCGAGGAGACCACGGTCCGCCAGTCCCAGATTCCAAGCGCCATGTACGCGTTGGCGTAATAGACGAAGGAATCGGTATTGCCGTCGTGCTCGAACCAGGTCTCCACGCGATCGTCATCGTAGACGATGACTCCCCGCGGCCCCTTACCCGCTGCCCCGCGATTCTGGCGGGCCATCAGGTACCAGGCGTCGGTGTCCTCGAGGAGGTTCCACGAGATCACTTCGAGCCCGGCATGGGGGTTGGCATCGTTGAAGTCAGTACCCGCGAGTGCCTGTGCACGCACGATCGCCCTGGCCTGATCCACCTGGCTCGGGTGAACCAGGATCGTCGTGGCCTGTTGAGCGAACTCACGGTCGAGTTCGTCGAAGGCGATCGTCGCTTGCAGGCGAGTCTTGACCGTTCGGAGATTGGGCTCCGTGAGGGCCAAGGCCACCGCGTTGAAGTAGGACGTACCGATCCAGTTCACATGGTCATTTCCTGTCAGGGCAAACCAGGGCTGCCCGTCGAAGATCAGACCATTCTGGATGCCCTGGATGGGGGCGCCCGGGACGTGGTTGTTGAACTGGTTATCACCAGCCGTGAACCCTCCCCGGTTCCAGAGGCGAGCGAACTCCCGCTCCTTCTTGAGCGCAAGCTGTTCACCGAAAACCTGGGCTCGTTCCTCTGCCCATCCCATGATGGATCCCCAGCCCATGGACTGGATGATCTGTCGGGGGAAGGACCACTTCTTCGAGTACAGGCGGGTCTTGAAGATGTGGACCCGGGTCTCCTGCTCGGCACCGTCCATGATCGCTTCACCGGGGTCGCGCTCTTCGAGCTCGTAGTCTCCGGAGATGATCGTCTTCTGGCGCCAGAGCGGAAGCTCCGTTTCCGTGGTTCGCAAGGGCCGAACCTCGGCCAGTTCAGGGATCATCGTGGGAATCTGATCGTAGGATTCCGCAATGACCTCGTCGAACCGGGCATGGATCTTCTTCAGACTCTCGGAATAGTGGCCTGGAAGATGAATCGTCAAGCTACTTCACCTCCTCTCTTAGGTGTCCGACTGCAGCGCGGCCGCGTCGATCTGGACGAGCGCTTCGGAGAGGCCCTCGTCAATGAGTCGCTGACTTCCGACCACCCGGAGCACATCCGTAGTAGTGGTGCCGAGGTCCGCGAATTGCTGGTTCGTGGTCACGACGATATCCGCATTCTGCCCCACGTGGGTGGCCGTCAGCGCTTCGTCGGTGGGCATTCGAAAGACCAAGCCCGGGTCTCCCGGGATGACTCCCGGGTATCTGGTTCCGGCGGTACCACTGGTGACGAAAAGGTCACCAGTCACCTCGGTTGCGCCCGGCGAGAAACCGGGGACGTTCCACCATCCGAAGATGACGGTATCCGCAGCGAGAGTGACGCCCATTTGCCCCGAAGCAGCCGCCGTGACGAATGCTCCACCACGCTTATGAAAGCTCTGCGTGGCCTCGAAGAGGGCCTGGACGGGCACGCCGAAAGACGGTCCGACAGGACCGAACTTTACGGATCGCGACATGCTGTCATGCCTCCTTGACGAGCGTTACTGGTTGCTCGCCTTTGCATTTCCAAGGGCAGACGGACGGCCGGCAAGCGACTTGAGTCCACCCCTCCTTTTAGTTTCCCCCTGCGAGTTACTCTGTCCTTCTCCCTGATTCACGCCTCCGGGCCCGCGCGGGCGGCCCACCGGTGGGGTTCCTCCGGCATCGGAGCCACCAGCGTCACCCTTCTCCTTCTCCCACGCCTTGCGCTCCGCGGCAAGGGCGGCCTTCCACGCCTTGCCCACCGCGGTGGCCTCGGTGGTGAGGGCGTCCTCCTTGTCGGGCGCCTGGAACTTACCGGTGAGAGACTCGGGCAAACCGGCCTTCTCCAGCTCCAGTTTGAAGCGCTCGCCGCGAAGCTCCCGACGCTCGAGGTCCAGGCGCTCCTTTTCATCGAGCTTCGCGCGATCGGCGGCCTTCTTCTCGTCATCGCGCTCCTTCTTCTCGGCGCGCAACTGCTCGAGTTCGGTGTCCCGAGGATCCGGCTCGTCCTTCTTGCCCGCGGCTTTCTTGTCCTCGGGAGGAGCGGGCGGGGCGGGATCCGGTACCGGCGGCAACGGAGGTCCGCCGGCCGGCGGGGTCGCGTCCGTCTTGTCCACGGGCGGAGTGGTCTGGTCGTCTTTGTTTTCGTTTTCCCCTGGCACTATGCAGCCTTCTTCCTTCGATCAGAGAGGGCGACTACCTCGGATACCTTCCGTCTGCGCCCTCTGGTAGTCACGAGATCCGATGGTGTGATGTTTCCAGCCCGGAGCAGCTTGCCAAGCGTGGGCGATTGGAGAACCGCGTCCTGTCGCTTGGCCAACCCCGCCCGCTTCTTCTTGCCCTGGGCAGCAGTGTCGTCCTCGATCGGACGGAATCGCCCAAACTTCCCGGTGATCCACTGACTCCATGTCGGGGGGCGCGGTTGCTTGAAAGGCAGAAGTCCCGCGCGGACCACTGGCTCCAAGAAGCACCGGCACTGCGGATGAATCGGCGGCCGAGGGAAGGAGGAATCGAAGCGGAGAATTCGCCCGTCCAGCGCTCCACACTGGGGACAGGTGGCGCTGTCCAGGGTGGCAATCCATCGCTCCCCTGAGAGCACCTTGCGGTTCCGCTTGTACAGGTCACTCGCTGCCTGATTCGCTGCGGACTGAATGGCGGTGCGCGCCGTTACCCGAGCCTCTCGCCGAGAAATATCGGTGACGTCAGAGATGCGCTTAGAGATGGCGGCGATACTGTCCCCCGCGAACCAGGCCGCCCGGAGCTCCCGGTCAATGCGAGCCGCGGCTTCGGTGGCGTGCCATTGAAACCACCGGGTGTTCGTCCAGCCGAAAAAGGGACGCTGGACTGCCTGACGAATCTGGGTAGCGGAGAGCCCGTTCACCAGAGACACGTTTACGCCGTGCTCGAGGCTCACATCTTCCATGATGTTGCGGATGTCCGTTACTCGTCCCCGGGCTGCTGCCACTGCCCCTCTGGCAGACACCTCCCCGAGCTCTCGCACGGTGGCGCCGAGAATCTCCGTGACTTCTCCGGTCACCCGCTCGAGACGACGCCGAGTTCCTGACCCTTCGGCGAGAGACTCGGAACGAGCGAGGAGCGTGGAACGGATGCCCTGGAGATTCCCCTCCGCCTCTGCCAAGGTGTCCCGCTCGGTGCGCCCGAGAAGGATGGCCTGCCCTTCGATGAGGCGGTCCAGCATATCCTCTGCGGGATCGGGTAGACCCGAGATGAGGCGGAGGCGTACGGAGTCAGGTTTGCCGCGGTCTGCCATCGCCGTTCGCCCTCCTCTCTTCGCCATTCGCTCCCGGGGGCGGCGGATTGCCACCCTCTTCAGAGTTGTTGTTCTCCTGGTCTCGGTTGACGATGGCGGCCATCTGCTCCATGCGAGTGGTGGCCTTCTCTTCGTCCATGGCTTCGATCTCAGCGGCCATCTCTGCCACGTCCACGTCTTCGTCGATGAGGGCGAGCCGCTGGAACTGGCGAAGCACGTGGATCACCTTGGCCAGGCCTACCTTGAACATTTCTATCCACATTTTCCCGCGCTCTCGCTGCTCCTCGGGATCAGTGTCCAGCTGGTCCGCCATCTCAACGATGAGCGGCGCCTCCGTGCCCACCATCTTGGGGTTAAGCAGCCACCAGCGGATTGTTGCGAGCATCTCCAGGCCCACCTTGAGCAGGGTGAGCTTTCGGCCGGCGTACCGGTCCATGCCGCGCCGGCCGATCACCTTGGCCTTGCCAGAGCGCATGTCCGCGCGGGCCGCCTGGTCTTGCTCGCCGCGCCCCTGGCGTCGGAGGCATTCGAGAGAGTCGGAGCGCTGCTTCTCCAGGCTGGAGAAGTCGACGCTGCCGCCCTTGGGTTCCAAGCGATAGATGAGCACCGCCCCAGGTGTGACTTCGATCTGTGTCGCTCCGCGGCCGTCCTCATCTCCGGCCAGCGCCATGGCAGTGATCTCGTCCATGGGCACCCACACTGGGAAAGCAGCGTACTTGTTCGCCACGTTGCGCATGTACGTGGCCCACAGGAAATTCAGGTATCCCTGAATCAGCTCACCAATGCCAGAGCTCCCGATCGGGGAGCCCTTGACGATATTCCGGGGCACGACCACCATGGGGATGAATCCGAGCCCGTGCTCCTCCTCCTCGATGGACTTTCCGCCACTCTTAAGGGTCCGCGTCTGAGCAGTAACTACCTCGACGAATTCGGCGGCGGGTTGGGATCCGGAAGCCTTTCGAGTCCAGCGGAGCTCCCAACCAGTCACCAGGGCCGGGTTGTCAGGCTCCCCATACAGGGGCATGATGCGAGCGGCGTCTCGGGCCTCGGCCCACACCTTTGTCTCCCCATCCTTCTCCACCGTCCCCATGGACACGGCGGTGCGGCCGTCCTTCTCCTGATCCTCGGTCATCACTTGGAAGAGGGACACTAGGTCATGGCCATCTGGCGTGACGCGCCCGGCCGCCCACTCGTTCGTCTCCTCGGCGAGTTTAACCGCTTCGGGAGTCTCCTCGGAGGCCTTGTATTCGAACGCTGTGGGCACCGCTTCGATTCGCTCATCCACCAGGGGCTTGAGCTCGTTCTCCACCAGGATGTTGCGGTCACTGACCTCGAGGCCAGAGGTGAGTGTGGTGGAGGAACTGAGGAGCGCCCCGGCCACGAAGCGATCCTTGAACATGCCAATTGTGGCGTTCTGCTCGCCCACGTAGACAGCGCGCAGGGAGAGCACGTCATCATGGAGATTCGGGCGGCCGGTGCGGTCAACCTTGTGTCCGTGGGCCACTTATCCCACCGTCTTCCCGCAAGTCAAGGACCGATGGCCCTTGGTGGCTGGTGGGGGTAAGCCCCGATCGATGCGCGCCACCGAGACAATCCGATCCGCTCGGTACATGGACTCTCGGCCCCAGAGGTCCTCGAGGAGCACGAATGAATGCCCCTCGATTTCTACAGTGCTCACCCGGCGAATGTTCACAAAGGTTACAGAGGTCTCGCCTTGCCCATCGACGCCCGTAAATCGCAGGCGGACAGCGCCATACAGGACCCCGGGCTCCGTCCATTGCATGAAGCGCACGCAGGCGCGACGAAGGAAATCGACCACGGTACGGCGCATCTGTCTCAAGAGTCGCACGGGAAGAGGATACGGCAGACGTACCACTACCGGTAGCGTGGCCGAATCTTTCTACACCCGGGGCAAGTGGTAGGTCAGGAGCTCGTTTGAGTCGAGATCTATCCCAACGGAGGAGAGGCCCGCTATGGTCTTGCGGGTGATGGGGATTTCGTAGGTGGACCAGCGTTCCCCACAGACTACGCATTCCCGGCGTCGCCGGATTGCCCCTTGCCGGGGACGCGTGTCGATCACCTTTGCCACAGAGCGACAGGTGGGTTGGGGGCAACGGTCCGGGCGGTCCACGGTCTCCTCACATGCCCGGTGGCCGAGTGGAGGACGGGCGAGACGTCCCCAGGTTCCGGGCAGCCAGATAGTACCGCAGGGCATCAGTGTCATGATCGTTTACGCCGTCTTTCAGGCTCGTGGTGGGCGACGCCTTCCCCGGCTTTTTCTCTGGGTACTTGAGATTCGCATGGGCCTTGAAAGAGTTCCGAGCGATGGGCATGAGGCCACCCGCCGGATGCTCTTCACCAGTCGTCGCCCATACGAGGCGCCGCAGCGCCGCGGCGTCCCGGACCCACTTCGCTACGAGCTCCTCGCCCGCCTCCTTCGACCGCTGGAACGCCACGGGCCGCTTGAAGGGAACCCCCAGGCGCCGGCACAGATCGGAGGCAGAGGTAATGTAGGTCTGGTCGTTTCTCGAGTCCCCCGCGGGATCACCGTAGACGGCAGCGATTCGGAGCCCAATGTCCTGCACCGATTCGGCCATCTCGCGGACCAGTCTGTCCTCTGGAGGCTGGCCGTCTTCCTCTTGCCACTCGCCTACCACCACGTCCAGATGGACAGAGTAATCGGTCTGCGGATGGATGGCGCGCACCCGCTGAATGAGGAGGGCACGCGGATTGACCCGCCCGAAGTCGACGGCCACGTAAGTGGGAGCGAAGAAATCCGGCTCATACACCAGGCAGTTTCCATCGGGCCAGCGGTCCCGCGAAAGCTCCGAGTAGACGGACCCCATGGCCGTTACGATGAGGCCCAGCACTTCCTGATCGTAGTAGCGCCGGGAGTAGACGGAGCGGAGAGTCTCCTCGTAGCCCTCGGGCAGGTGCGGATTGTCCGAGGTCTTGCCTCGCACACAGGCGAAGCCCTCTTTCGGGGTGATAACGAAATCTTCCGCTACCCAGTCCTCGCCGTTCGGCGTAGTAGTGCCCCACCCGCCCCGCACGAGGCCCGGCCCGCGGAGACGCCCAACCGCCACATGGAAGGGCTCCCGATCTCGAAGGAGGCGCACCTCATCGAAGTCAAACCACGTGAGCTCCAGCCCACGGATGCGCTGGTAGGCTTGGTTCTCGAGAGACCGAAACAGGATTTTCGTGCCGTTCTTGAGCACCAGGGCAAAGGCTGATTTCTCGAAAGCCTTATCCCAGGAGCCCCCGCGCAGCACTGCCGGTGGGAAGAATTCCCGATAGGCTGGCACCTTGACGTCTGCCAACATCCGGTACGTAGGCGCTCCCGCTAAACCAAGGTGCGGCACGTGGCGGTTGTACCCGCAAGCGTGGTAGTAGGCCTCCGCTGTCCCGGCGATGGTCTTTCCCCAGCCCACTCCCGCTAGGCCCAACTTGAAGGGTTGCTCTAATGCGTGGAAGGCCGCTTGTCCATCATGGGGCACGTACTCCCGAACGGTGGGCCGGCTGTCGGGCTCCTTGTACCCAGAAGATTCGGGATCCGGCGGGAAGGCCTCGCAGAGCAGCGCGAGTTCGTTATCCACAGAGGTCCTCGACGTCCACATCGAACTCAGCGTCTACGGTGTCCTCGTCCTCTTCCGGAGGAGGGGATGGAGGCTGCGCCCGTCGCTCATCCATCATGCGCTGTAGCCGAGGGGGCACGTACAGGACGGGAATCTCTCGCTCATCCTGAGAGAGGTCTTCCTCTCGAATGCCGAGGCAGAGAGACGCGTTTTTCAGTTGCTGCGTGAGGGCTCGAGCCCAGGCAAAATGGTAGCGCATGTTCCACTCATCACCGTAGATCCGGCGGAGGGATTCCAGCTGCTGCATGTGCTCCACAGCCATCTCATAGCCGCGGCGCCGAACCGTGCGCATCCCTTCGACTTGATCACAGAAGGCGTCGAGGATCGACATGCGGGAGGCGAAGCGGAAGAAGTCCCGGCGCTGCTCGGCCCATCGGTTTTCCGTGGCGTGCCGAGACACCACGTGATACGGGACCTTGAATTCCTCACAGATCGACCGCAGCGAACGCTTCTCACTATCGAAGTAGGCGACTTTGATGTGCTCGAAAGGGATATCGTCCGGTTGTGCCTTCTTCGGCATGGGACCTCCCCTCGGAGCCTACCACGGAGGGGCGCCGTCAGATGTTCGGCAGTGTGTCCGAGAAACCGAGAGTCATGATGCCCTTGCGTCGCTGCTCGGGAATGAGGACTTTCAACTCGAACCACCGGAGCATCATGTTTAGCTGGACCCGCACATCCATGGAGAGCTCCACCTCTTGACCATCCACTTGCGTGAACTTCTCCGTTACGAGGCCAGCGGCCGGGTCCGCGCACCAAGCGTGCAAGCACTGGCCAAGTTGCTTCGGTGAGGTGGTGGGCTGCGCGTAGGAGCGCCCATCGATGACCGCCAGTTTCTGGCAGATGTACCGATGCCCCGTCTCGTAGCAGTTGCGCCCCAGGAGGATTCGGAGGTCCGCCTCCACGGGACCACTGGGCGTCACCCGGTTCACCTTGTGAGCGTCAAACGGTTTCCCATTCTGGACACAGGAGCCGCCTCGGAGCCACCACTCGAGAAGAAGATCGCCCGCACCCTTGTGGAGGACCTCATCCGCCTCATCTGAGACAACCTTGCCACCGCGAACGTCGATGATATCCATAACGGCGCTGCGGTCGACCGGGATGAGCTCCACTTGAGGCGCCGGGCGGATGGCTGCGATAGCGCCCGCACCATTCCGCTTGATCTTCTTCGGGGCCTTGCGTTCTCGGCGGCGGCGTTGCGCTCGAGTCTCGGCTTTCCCCTCTGGTTCGTTTTCGTTGAAGCCCAGAGTAGAAAGTGCTGGCCCATCATGTGGGCGGTCATCGTTCACAGGGAACCTCCACGGTCAAGTGAGTGAGCGCCCCCAGAGGCGCCGTGAAGGACCGTGGAGGAACTTCCGTCGCTGACGGGGCTAACTCACTCGGGTACCCAAGATGCCATGGGCAAACGCCAGAGGTCAAGCGAAAGCCCCAGAAATAGCCGAATTTCGAATCATGTTTCTCTGCCATACGTTTAAAAGAGTCCTAGAGCCAGTCTGTCACAACCTGCCATACCTTTCGGCATACCTTGAGATTAGTAATAGCCTGTCTGAGAGCAAATGCGTCATTGCGTCATAGGTCATGTGCCTCATGCGCATGGGGAAAAAGACAGATGTTCACCTACTAGTGTACACGTGTCTGTCGCGCACATGGAGAAATCGATTTTTAGGTATGACGCAACGCCGAAACAGCTTTGAGGGCGACTCTCAAGAAAACACAGGTATGCCGCAACGTATGCCGGCTTGTGACGTAAGCGCTCTGGAAGCCCGTTAAAGGTATGGCAGAGAATTGCGATTCAACCTTTAACCAACGAAGCCCCAGACCTGTGTCCGAGGCTTCTTTGAGACTTCCACACCTGTGGATCCCTGAAAATCGTATACCCATTGTACCGGCTGGTGCACCGCCAGTCAAGTTCCTGTGTCATCCGCTTCTGTTGCGGGTTCCAGGGGCGTCGTGTAGTCCGGGAATTCCGGCCGAAGCACCCGAAGCGCCGTCGCTGTGTCCCCATTTTCCAGGGCTTGCATGGCCGTCAGCATCGCCTGACGCTGTCGGGTTACTTCCAGAAGTGCCCTCGGCCAGCCCTCGCGAGCGGCGGCGATGAACTTTGCATCTTGTCTCACATGCTTTTCCGAATCTGCTGAGGGAGCACACCTAATTCCAGATCTATCACTGTGAACCCAACCATGAGCAGTAGTCCATGCAACGTGGTTCAAAGTTCCGTGGTCAGTGCTGGTTGTCCATGGACCAGGCGTAGCCTCATCCGCGAGCAACAACCCCTCGTCAATCTCTTCCACGGTGAGGGGTTTCTCGTCGCTCACCCCTGGAGCTTCTTCTCTATTCGTCGCAGTTTCTCCTCAATCCGCTGTCCAAGTAAGAGCAGTTGCAAAGCTTGCCACTGCAACTGCTCAAGGGCACACAGTTCCGGAGATTTACCCTGTGGGCGTGCCAAGTGGCCACGGAAGTAGTCTTTCAGCTTTGAAAAAGGGAGACCCTCTCTTTTGAGAGTCACCGCTTCTTGCAGGATTTGCACGGCTTCAGGGGAGTAGAGTGTTGTGCGGTTGGACCCCTGGAAGAGAGGAAGCAACTCTCCCATGTGGCGTTCGTACACCCGAAGAGTCGAATAGGAAATCCCCAGGGATCGGGCAACATCTCGCCGAGTCTCTTTCACCATTCCATCCTTCCACCGATGCGCTTCTCGAAGGCCCGCCGGCACTCTGACAGTGGGGGCATCACGTAGGCCACAGCCCGGCCGGCGGCATCGGCTTTGATTGCTTTCTCCTCCACGGCGATCCTCTTTCGCTGCATGAGGGGTACCAGGGTTCGCAGCCGGAGGCCCAGTGCGGTACCGATCGACCGCCGGCCCTTGGCGCGCACGACGTGGGCCGGGAGATCTCGCTCGAGGTCCTCGACGAGCTCCTGGACGAAGACCACTTGTGCCTCGTCATCCCAGGTCCGTTCTCCACCGGGCAGCATCCCCACGGTGAGCATGTCGAGCCACCAGGAATCCACATCGTCCATGGTCCGGAGTTTCTGCTCGAGAAGGGCTCCAGTCCGCGGGACTCCTTGGCGCGGGTGCCACCCTCGAAGGTCTCGACGGAGAAGCTCATGGAGCATCCCAGCGAGGCCACCCGTCTCCAGCTGGGCGGCGATGGCGTCGAACCTGTCATAGTCCTCGATCGCCGAATCATTCGCCTGGAAGACAGCGAATCGGCGCTCCCGGTCCAGGCCAGCGGGTACTACCCATTCCTTGTTCGATGCCATCATGACGTGGACGTGGTTGCGCCCCTGCATGACGTCGATGCCCTTTGGCTCGTAGGCGAGAGTTTGCTCTGTGATGATCGCTTTGAGCACGGACTCCCCCTCCATGTTCCCAGCCCAGTGGGCCTCATCCACGAAGAGGAAAACGCAGTCTCGCAGGTGCTTGTTGAACCGGCCCGTCAGGTGCTTGCGGTTGGTGATGGGCAGACCGTGGCGCCCAGCCAGTGCGCAGAGGGCGCGACCGAGGGTCCCCTTCCCACAGCCCTTGTCGCCCTTGAACACGATGGCCACTTCCGCCGGCTTCCACGGAGTCTGGAGGTAGTAGGCGATCCAGTCGAGCACGTACTCGTGGCACTCCCAATCCCAATCGCAGAGGACACCGAATATGAGCTCCCGGAGGTGCGACCAGTCGCCCCGCGCAGGCTCGACAGCCCACCCGGTCCACAGATTCAAGAGGTCTTGATGTTCCCGCTGCGGGTCGAAAATCACGCCCAGGTATTGCCGGCGGCGCGGACTCTCCAGCCACCACTTGCCGACTGGAACCACCTTGTCCCCGCGCTCCACGAAGCGGTTGCAGTAGAAGTTCTCGAAGTCCTGGCGTCGGGCGAACCTCCAGTAGCTCCGACCCATGCCCGGATCCTCATCCAGGTAGGCAATGCGGAAATGCCCGCCATTCAGGACGGCCGAATAAGTGGCATTCATCTCCTCAAGGAGTGTCGGTCCCGCGGGAGGCTCCTCGCCATTTTCGTCGGCTTCCAGTTCCTCCTTGAAGTCCTCTTCCGGTCGACCCTGGGGAAGCGATCCACCCCAGAGGAGCACCTCCCGATACAGCGTGGCGGCCGTGACCGGGATGCGGCCCGGGGGCTCGCGGGAGAGGGAGTCCCATCGAGCGCCCACGTCTCCGCCGTGGTCCATGTAGCGCTCATCCGTCGCGGACCAGTCGACGAAGACCTCTCGCCCAATGCCTCCGCTCGCGTGGTGACAGGCCATCATTATGCGGAGCCACTCGTCATGGTCGGAGTACTCCTGAGCCGGTAGGAATGTGAGGAGCTCCTCGAGTTCTTCCAGGGAGACGCCAGCACCCTCGGCGCCGCCGGTCTGCGGGAGCGGATGGCGCAGCAGAGCGAGGAGCGCGTCCGACACCTCTTGGGCGCCCACATCTGAAAGGGTCGGTGATTCTGGATCCCAGCAGTAGCGCCCACCAGTAGGATGGAGGCTGCCGGCCGCCACGACGTAGCCGCCCACCGTCTTGAAGTCCAGCCCCTTGTAATCCTTGAGGCCGCCTGTTGTGGGAACCTCTGGAGGTTTGGACAGGTAGAGATGTCGGCCCGCGTCCTCGCCGCCAGTGAGCACCGTAGGAATGCGATCAGGATCGAGGCCCGTGTCCCGGATCAACCGGGCGAACGGGTCATCCCCCTCCAGGAAGTTGCGCGGGTCCACGTCCAGAATGAGGTCACCCGGCTCGAGGCGTACGCCCACATTGAAACCCTGGACGGCTGCAGCAGACATCTTCACAGCGCCGTATTTTCTCGACCGCCACCCGAAATCTCGGGGGCGCTTGCCCTTCTTGTGCAGGACGAAGAGTTGCTCCGCCCACCCCGCTTCTATGTACTCCTCAACCTCCCGGAAATCGCAATTCACTCTAGAACTCCTCGCGCTTTGTTTCATAGGGAAGCATGAGAGGGTGACATGGCGCGTCCCGGCTAGTCACGCCGAGACACCGGACCTGCACCTCCAGCAGCCGGAGATACTGGAGCATCCATTGATCCATGCCGGAC